CGGCACGATTGGTGACTTGGTTGTACCAACGACTGTCAACCATCTCATCAGCTGCACGGTTCCAATCGCGTGCATCGACACCGGTCTTCATACCCTTGAACTTGGACAAGCGAGGTCGCCCCATGTTGAACATCATGTTGGCGATGATTAGCTGTGCTTCTTCTGGCAGGTCATCAAAGTCTGGGTACAGGACTTTGCACTCATCTAACGTGGACGTAATGTCCGAATCAAACACCTGATGCACACGCTCTTCATCAACGGGCGTGCCCACGGGCTGACCATGTTCTGGGTCACCCTCAACCACGAGATGACCGATTCCGAAGGTTGGTAGATCTAGGTGATCAAGGTAGATCTCATACTTGCAACCTTCATCTTCGGCGAGTTCTTTGCGTAGTTTATTTTTGTTCATCACTTTATCCCAAAGATTGATCTGGTTGCAGGATCAGGAACCAAGAGCGGTGACACATTAATCCGACCCGAACTTCTTGTAGCAGGGGCCGTGGTTCCAGTTGCGGGAGCCGTGATGCTAGGCGCAACAGCCGGAGCACTTGTCGTTGACTGTTGTTGCAGAAGAGGTCCAACATTAATCCGACCTGTTGGTGCGCTAATCGGGCCAGTATCCGCTGGTGCTTCTTCTTCCGCACCAAATTCTCTGCCTTTTTGTTGTGCTCGATATGAATTAATCTGACCACGAGGCAACATACCTATCGTTCCGTTGCGCCGCATCTCATCTCTGATGGTTTTGCTAACTTCAAGTGGTTCATAATCACCACGAATCAAACGGTTGACACCACCAACACCCGCGTCTTCAAGAGTTTTTCTGATCTCCCTGTCGCTCATTCCCATAGTTCTCATGTCTTCCACCGTTTGATGGAAGCGGTTGAACACACGGAAGCGTGCTTCGTTTGCATCTACATACGCATCAAAAAGCTGCTCCGGCGTAACATTTTCGCGCCGAGCAACAGAGTTGAAGATACCAGATGTATCCTGTCGGGCTTCACGGAATTCAAAGCCTTTGTATTCAAGAGTTCTAGCAGGATCCACTTCTTGAACCGTAACGCCCGTCATTGCACGAGCCATCTCTTCTCTAAGATTACGTTCACGACCATACCGATCTTTTGGTGAAATCCCCAAGAACCCTTCGTCTTCATCGACTGCTGACGCTACACCACGAAGGAATCGGCTTGGTTCAAACTCACCGCCACGAACATCAACAGGAACGGCACCAGGCAACATCGAATTGATCACATGGTTTGCAGACTTCTGCATTTGTGTAGCGCCATCATCTTCTGGGTTGTATATTCGTGCGCCACTTATGCGGTTGCCGCCACGACCAAACCCTGTCTCAGCAGGTAGAACATCGATCAGCGCCTCTGCAATCATTGACTGATCTGTAAACGGAGATGCCAGCTCACTCGCAGCTTCGCCCAATGCCTTGCGAAGGTTTGTGCTGAGATCTTCACCTGTGCGCTGTGAAGTATCAAAAGCGTTGAGTGCACCGGATGCAAATCGTGTTAAGTAATCGTAGGGATTTGAATAACTGTAGTTGATGTACTCAATATTCCCGTCATCATTTCTTCCAACAGGAATAAGCGTGGCGTTACGCTCCCAATCTGGAGCACCAGAACGCTTATACGCAGCCATCGCTTCTGCCGTTACGCCGCTTACCATGTAACCTAATTCTGTTAGAGCGATAGGTGCAGCAGCATATGTGGTTAACGCACCTGTCAGTCGGCGCATACCGATCTTTTGAATCTCAGGGTTGGTTGATGCAAGTTCCTGAATGCCCCTAGTAATGGTATTTGTGCCAGTTCGCATGATTTCGTATGGAAAGGTGATAAAGTTACCAATAGGCATCTTCCTCAAGGTTTTAATTGCTTCTGGCGCAAGATTGTAGTTCGGCACTGTATTACGGACGATACGAGCAGACTCTTCTTTGATTAAGTCATCAATCATTTGTGGCGTTACAGCAGACCCTTCGGGAGCAGCCCGACCAGCAAGCGCAAAATACTGCTCCTCAGGGGATGATCCACGCAACGCATTCTTTAGTTTGTTTTGTTCAAACTTAAAGTTGTAGATCTTCCAGACATCGTCACTGCCTTTGTATAAATCCTGAGCTTTTTGATTAGCAGCACCCGCCAGTTTAGCGACATAATTGTTCTTCAGCTTTTTTATAGTCTCGCTTTGAAGACGAGGATCTATTTCGGCACCCTCAACAAGAGGGCCAGAACCCTTTGTTGCCGCCCCCTGACGAATCAAGTCTTGAATTTCTCGAAGTTCTGCCTGCGTTCCAATGATCCCTAGACGCTGCATCTCTGCCAGCTCTTCGGTAATTTCTTCTGTGGACTTCCTTAGCCCAATATCACGAAGGACAAGATCTATCGATTCACCGAGGTTTGCTCCACGGCCAACATTCCCTTGTGCCGTTGCAAAGAGTGCAGCTGTAGTAAAGTTTCTGATTTGAGTGATAGGCGATAGAACGGTCTTTGCGTATTGGCTTGCACCCTTAAGTTTAAGAAGGCCGCCATATGAAGCCTTAACCCAATCTGGAAGCACCCCGCCACCCACAGACTTTGTGAGTTGATTATAGACCGCTTCAGGAACGGCGTAACCTTGCAACGAACCCCAACCTGATTTGCCTTTCGCTTCCGCAAAATCTTGAGCGGTTTTAATTTTTTTCGAGGTCGCTTCTTGTTCACCGAGAATGACATACCCGTCTCGCTCTTTTAAGTTCTTCTTTTGAGCAGGAGTCATGTTCGCTGTGTCCTTAAACAACTTTTGCAGTGTTTCATTTCTTGGAATTTCGTTCCGAACCATGCCGTAAAAATTATCGATGGCTTTGAATTCCGCAAGGTCAGCGATTGTGCCAATAAAAGATTCCTGTGGGTCTTTGATTTCACCAAGCAACCGTTTTTGAAAGTCTCTAAGCCGCTCTCGTTCCAAAAGCATTCCAGTCTTTAAACGATCTTCAGCAACTCGAACCGATTGTTTTGGTCGTTTACTTTTGTTGGGAACACTCTTTCTTTCAAGGAAGTTTTTTACGGCCATCTTGGCTTGTTCGTCTGTAACCTCACCTACAATGCGACCTTCATCGTTCAGGAAACGAGCGGCGGTTTCATCCCCACCCTCACGCACCATATGTTGAAGCTCGTATTCTGTCATACGCTTATTGGTTTTAAACCCAGCAACAGCATCATCAATAGTCTGTTGGTCAGGTGTATACTTTGCATCTTCATAAAAACGATATTTGCGGCGCATATAAGAGTTGAGGTTCTTGTTAATTGTTTGACGGATAGTATCCGCAACATCCTGACCACCATCAGCAACCTTGCGTCCCGTTGGCGTTATGCCTTCTAGTGTTTTTATAAAGTCACTATTCATAATATCTTTACTAAGATCATCAATTTGTCGCCGCATACCAACAACATCATCTTGCACAGAGGGCGGCAGAGACTTTAACGCCTGAATCTTTCTTTTTGGAGACGGCGTAGTCAGGAACTCTTCGATCTTATTAAAGTAATCTTGTTTAACAAGATCACCAGTCTCAACGCCTGGGTCTTTAATCGCTCTGTCAAGGCCCTTTTCAATGCGGTCAAGTCTTGCTGTGGCAGTTTTAAGTTCACCTTGAACATTTGCCTGAACCAAGGAACGAGTTTCACCGATATCGTAAGGAAGAACACCGCGATAACGAAGTGCAGCCAGCGTATCGGGAACAGCGTTCTTTAACTTACCTATACCCGAACTTACAAGTCCGGTTGCGTCATCTGTAAAGTCCTTGCCTAAGGTTCTCTGATACTCAAGATCATCAAGCACATCCTTTACTTTGGCACCGCCTTCAAGGATTTTGCGTGCGCCGTAACTAGCAGCCTTGTCTAGACCAACGGCCTGTGCGCCCTTGCCTGCTACAGTTGCCGTCAGACCAACAGCCGCTGGTGCAATGACCGTGGCACCCGCACCTTCGACACCAATTTTTAACTTGTTCAAAAGTCGGCGACTTGCTTCTTCTCTACCGCTCAAACCAATCTCTTGATCGGTTTGTGTGGGGCCACCTTCAAAGAAATCAGCAATAGTAGTGGTGCCATCGGTTGCTACAACTGCGTCCGCCAGACCTGCGGCAGCAACCTGTTGTGCGCCTAATGCCAACCGCTCGGGTCTTGTAAGCGCCGTAATGCGGCCTAGTCTGGCAAGTTCTTGTTTTCTTCCAAGGTCTGTTCCTTTGGCTAACCTGCGACTGACAACATTGCCGCTTTTACTTGCGCCAAGTGCTCTAGCAATCTTACTGCCTTTAGATACAGCAGAGGCTGCACCCAGACCAGGAACAGCAAACTGTGTAATGACTTCTGCGCCTTTGCCAATAATTCCTTCGGGGTCAATACCTAGCGTATCACGAAGAGTTTCCGCACCATCTGTAACGGAAGAGGCGTAATCAGTGTCTGCAATTAAATCAACGCCGGATGCACCGAGT